GAGTCGGAAACCGAAACTGTCTACACCGTCAGAGTTGATGGTAAAGATGTTGAGGTCACTGAAGACGAACTCTTAAAGGGTTATTCTCGACAGGCAGACTATACAAAGAAAACCCAAGAGCTTGCAGAACATCGTAAAGAAATGGATAATGCATTTGCGTATTATCAGAATGAAGTACAACAGACTCAGCAAGCCAGGGCGCAGTACGTCGATGCCGTTGAATCGGCAATCCAAAACAATTATGCTCACCTCCAACAGTTCGCCAATGTAGATTGGGAACGATTAAAGTCTGAGGACCGTGAAGAATATTTGACCAAGCGCGATGACTATAGACAAGCGCAAGAGCAAATAGATGGTTTAAAGCAAGAGCATCAAGTCGCTGCTGAAAAGCAACAGGCAGAGATGCAGGAGCAGCATAAGAGAGTATGGGCTGAAGAACATGAGAAAATGTCTCAGGTTATACCGGATTGGAAAGATGATGAAAAGCGTATGGCAATATCTAAAGCAGTCGGTGAGTATGCTCTCGCACGAGGGTATACACAAGAAGAGTTAAACCAACTCGTAGATCACCGATCTATCATTATGCTGATGAAGGCCAAAGCTTATGAGGACATTCAACAGAAACAGACTGCGGTCCGTTCTAAGAAAGTCAAGAATAAGCCCAAGGTTATTCGTTCAAAAGCAAAGAAAGATAAAGTTTCAGACTCCAAACGCACCCGTACTGCTAAAATTGGGCGTCTCAAAGATACAGGTCGCGTCGATGATGCGGCTGATTTGATCTTTGATATGCTAGAAGAATAACTTTTTTAGGAGATATTTAAAATGGCAATTGCTGCTGATACGGCTCTCACATATGATGGGAAGACGATTAGAGAAGATTTGTCTGATGTAATTTATAATATCGCACCTATGGATACTCCCTTTATGTCTGGTTGTGCTAAGACCAAAGCTGACAATGTATTGTTTCAGTGGCAAACTGATACGATCACAGCTGGTGCTGCTAACCGACACTTAGAAGGAGATGACAGTCCTGCTGCTCTTGATGCGCCGCAACCGACGAAATTGCAGAATTACTGTCAGATAAGTAGGTATGTATTACAAACATCAGGTACGGATCAAGTTGTAAACTATGCAGGTCGCGGGAAAGCCCAGGCTTACCAGCTCGCTAAAGCCGGAAAAAGGATGAAGCGTGATATGGAGCTTATGCTTACCAGCAATACTGCGCCAGTAAGTGGTGGTACTACTACTGCCAGAGCTACTGCAGGACTACCTACGTGGTTTCCTGACGCATCTTTCCATGGTGGTGGTTCAACCACTGGATCGGCTGCTACGGGTAATGGCACTGATGTCATGACCAATGGTGCGGCTACTGCTGCAGCTACAGAAGCTAAGTTGAAAACTATTATCAAGAAGGTTTATGATGTTGGTGGACAACCTGATATGATGATTGTTCCTGCGACTGTTAAACAGACGATCTCAGGATTAGCGTCAGTAGGCTCAGGTTCGGTATCGCTAGGTATTCCTCAGCGTAACCCCGTCTCTGGTACTGGTGGTGCGACGGCTGTCGCTTCGGTGGACGTCTATGTGTCCGATTTCGGGACTTTTAAAATCGTCCCAGATCGTAACCTAGCCGCAGATGGACCAGGTTCTGTTGCTGCAAACGTCTTTGTAATGGATATGGATTATTGGGCCATCTCATGGCTACGTCCTTTCCACACTGTTAATCTTGCGAAGCAAGGTGATTCAGTGAAGCAGATGCTGCTTGCTGAATACGGTCTTGTTTCACGAAACTCGGCGTCTAGTGGTATTCTTGCAGGTGTAAGTTAATAAGTACGGGGGGTGGGGAAACTCATCCCCCAACTTATAAAAGAGGAAAACATGGATTACTTTGATAAAGATTTAGATAAGGCAGCTGGAAAGATATTAAAGAAGAAAATAGTTCTGGAAGAAAAGCCAGAGGCTTCAAAACCTAAAGAACCAACAGATGCTATTGGGTGGTTAAAGAAAGCATATATTGATAATGATCCTGCTGATGGTGCTCCAAAGGTTGGGGATATAGGGTATGTCTAAATATCTCCTAGAAGATAATGGTGTTACTAGAACAGAGATGTGGTTTGATGACTTTGATGACAGTTTTACATTTACAGAAATACAGGATGTAACTCAAGTCTTAGAAGATTCCAAACGTAAGTTTAATGATTTTGGAGATAAACTAACACCGGGCAAGAGGGGAGATTTTTGGCATCATACCCATTCTATTCCAACTGTTATTTATCAGAAATGGCAACGAGAAACAAAGGTTCCCGATGGTGCGGGTGGTTGGATGTATATGGTAGAAAAAGACCCTGCAGTATTAGCATCATATCTCAATGATCCAGACTACTCATACTTTCGAGTATCTCCCACAAGAATATAGGTAAAGAAAATGATTCAAGAATACAGACCATTAACTACACATACTTTAACTGCAGGAGTTTCAACCGGCGCAACTCGGACATCTGCATTTGATGCACAAGTCCAAGCTGTTATGGTGACTGCTACTGAAGATGTTTTTGTTCAGTTTGGTGGCACTCCAACTGCTACCGTTGCTGCTTCTGTGTTTATTACAGCAGATTGGCCTCAGATATTTAGGGTAGAGGGCTCAGATAAAGCAGCAGCAATTACAGGCGCTGGTGCGTCATCCGTTTATATAACTGAACTGAGTAGATAATGGCAATCGGCACTTACAGTGAGCTACAGACTGCTGTAGCTAACTGGTTAGATCGTTCCGATCTAGGAAGTAGAATACCAGAGTTTATTACTCTAGCGGAAGCGCGGATAAATCGCCTTCTGAGGGTTAGACTTATGGAGACAGTTAAGGTTATTTCTTTGATTAGTGGATCGAAGAGATACCCANTNCCNTCTGATTANCNNCAGTTAAGAACNATACAGTATGATGCCAGTACNATAGCCACCACAACATTGAATGGTGANATTACTGATTCTGCNACATCTATTGTGCTAACGTCNGCNACNGGATTTACAGCNACCGGCACAATTCTTATTGAGTCAGANCAGATTACATATACAGGNATCTCNACANATACCTTAACTGGTTGNACTAGAGAAGTNAATGGTACTACNNNAGCTNNACATACTGATGGNAAATCNGTATCAGAGATATATACCANATTTACTNCTGGTACTATTTCNACNAATGTNGATAAGANGNTAAANCCNCTTAACTATGTTACACCNCAATTACTNCCAAGAATAAATGCGGGTAGTGTAACNGGNATTCCAGAAGCGTATACAATGAGAGCGGGTTACATTCTAATGGGGCCAGTNCCATCAAGTTTGTATACNATGGANATTGATTANTATGCAAAGGTTGCTGCATTGAGTGACTCCGCGACAACCAATGATATGCTGACCAACAATCCAGACNTATATTTATATGGCGCATTGCTTGAAGCTGAACCATTCTTAATGAATGACGCCAGGGTTGGATTGTGGGCTAACGCTTTTAGGCAGGCATTAACTGACCTGCAAGAGCAAGATGATAAAGACTCTCATTCGGGTAATGCGATGAGGGTAATGAATACTGGTGGTTACTACTAGGAGTAAGTTATGGGACTAGAAGCTGGAAATTATATTAGCGCTTTAGATGCGACTAATCCGCTATCTTCAGACGCGGTTAGTCAGGGGGATGACCATCTTAGATTAATCAAGGAAACAATAAAGCAATCACTGCCAAGTGTTAATCAGGGATCTAATCCTGTTATAGCCAGCGCTACAGCTCCATCATTAATTGTTGCTGATGACGTTGTTACATCGGGCAGTAAAGGTTCTCAGGGGTTGGTGTGGTATGATACAACTACAAATACTTTAAAGATAAATAAATCTACAACGTCAACTGCTAATTGGGTAACATTAGCTATTAGCCCTATTACAAGTAATTCAGTAGATATTAATGCAGGTACGATTGATGGGGCTACTATTGAAAGCTCTATTATAGGTGCAGCTACACCCGCAGCGGGAACATTTGTTGCGCTTGAGGGAACTGCTGTAAAGGCAACCTCATCACTTACACTAGATACTGGTGTAGATATGGTATTTGAGGGAGCAACTGCTGACGCCTATGAAACTACTGTCACAGTAACTGATCCCACCGCTGATAGAACGATTACATTACCTAACGCTACGGATACATTGGTTGGCAGGGCTACGACAGATACCTTGACCAATAAGACCATGACAAGTTCTGGCAATACTTTTGATGATTCAACAGCTTCAGTTAAAGGGATGGCATCCTTTCACACTGATAACTTTTCAGTATCTTCTGGTGCAGTAACAATTAAGGATGCTGGCGTAGCGAATGCTGAACTAGCGAATATGGCAGCTAATACAGTAAAGGTCAGGAATGATAACTCCTCTGGAGTACCATCCGATCTTGCTTTGGCTACCACTGAGGTTATGATTGGTGATGGTACAGGCTTCACAGCAGCGGCATTATCTGGTGATGTAACCATGACCAATGCAGGCGTGGTAACGGTTGCTAAGATCACTGGTGAGGCTATAGATACTGATGCTGCGATAAACGATAACGTATTAAAATACTCTACAATAACCAATAAGTGGGAAAAGGTTCTTTCCACAACATCTGATACACTTAGTGGTATAGGCCAGCTAATAACTTATAACGGTACTTCTGATACACCATGAGCTGGTGCTACTACAACTAGTGGCAATCTTAACTCTAGCTATGACGATAAAGTGCTCATGGCGGATTCAACTCTTACATATGGAATGAACTGGAAAGAGGTAGATACCGGTTCTATAGCGGATGATGCAATAACCGCAGCTAAGTTAGACAATACTGGTGTCACCGCTAATACTTACGCATACCCATCAGCAATTGTAGTAGATGCACAAGGAAGATTAACTTCAGCCACAGCAGGAACTGCTGGAGCTTCAAAAGGATTTTCAGTCGCCATGGCGATTGCCCTCTAAAATAGGATAATATTATGGCACAAGATTTTGAATCAAAAGGTGTATTAGTTACAAACTCAGAAACTGCAATTCTTAGTGGGTCAGAGATAGACTCTGATGATGCTATTATAGGATTAAGGTTATGCAATATTCTAACCACCGCAATTACAATGGATGTTTATATAGATATGAATAGTGCAGGTACTAATTTTTATCTTTGTAAAAATCTAAGCATTCCACCTACAGGTTCAGTTGAATTAATACAAGGTGGTGCAAAGGTTGTCGTTCAAGCGACCGATGATTTATATGGACTCTGCGGTACAGCAAGCGGTTGCCATGTTTGGGTTAGTTATGTAGATGCTATAAGCGTATAGGAGAAGTCATGTTAGAAAACACTAACGGCACATTATATATTGGCCCAGCTCCCGGAAGGGAGGGGTTCTTTATTAATCAGGCTATCATTGATGGGGACTTTCTAATTGCAGATAATGCTGTAGTGGCTGGCCCTGTAACCTTAACCGGAACTGTCACAGTTACAGGAACACTGGTGATCGTATGAGCTTACTAAATGTAGATACAGTCGAGCCGGAAGGTGTAACAACCGACTTAACGCTTGGGGCTGGTGGTGACAAGGTTGTCATACCCGGAAC